TTGTGCAATGTTTGCACCTATAAACCCTTTGTATCCTGTTACTAATATTTTCATAATGCTGCCTCTATTATGCTAGTTGTAGAATAACCTTCAACAGTTTTTACTAAATGTACATTAGCTAAATCATTTCCTACAACTGTATCTATAGTATAATCACCACCTTTTACTATAGTGTGTGGTTTTATTTTTTTAATTAAATTATATGGAGTATCGTCTTCAAACACAACTACCTCGTCTACCCAAGGTAACATTTCTAACTGTGCAATTCGTCTTGTAACATCATTAATTGGACGTAATTCGCCTTTTAATCTCTTTACACTAGCGTCTGAGTTAATACCTACAATTAATTTGTCGCCTAAACTACGTGCTTCATTTAATAATTCAAAATGTCCTTTGTGTAATATATCAAACACTCCATTTGTAAAAATGACACGTTCTTCTAAATCTTCTACTTTAAGAATATAAGTACCAGTATGCTTTACACTTTTTGTAGAACCTTTAACTGCCATCTCTAAACAAGTTTTGTAATTATATCCTCTAGATAACCCATATACAAACCCTGCTAAAAAACAGTCGCCTGCTCCTGTTACGTCTGATACTTCTACAGGGTCCACTGATACAGTATAATATTCTTTGTCAATTTCTGCTATTACAGGATTAGCAGCATTTGTAGTTATAATATTACCTAGCCATTTTGTAAATCCTAAGCCTTCAAATTCAGAACTATTAGGTTTAACTAACCAAGCACCCTCATAATGTCTAGCTTGACGTTTAGGATCTACAATAACTTTACAATTAAATTTGTTAATGTGTGCAATGATCTCAATTGCATAGTCTAATGTACCTTTATTATAATCACTTAGTATTACATAATCGTATTTGCTAAAGTTAACAAGTTTTATATTGTCTAGGAATTCGTTACCTGGAACAATAAAGTCATCGTCTATGCGTGTAACATAATGTCCATCACAAATTACACGAGTTTTTAAACTCCTGCGCCAGCCGCTATCATAAAGTTCTACATCTACACCTAAACTTTTTAAGTTTTCGTAAACTAATCCTGCTCCGCCTACAGTTTCTTCAATACGTTTTTGTCTAACAATAGGCACAGGTGCCTCGGGACTTAGACGTTCTGAAGTACCGTAAATATATCTATCAGTAATTATGTCGCCAATAACTAAGACTTTCATAAGTTTATTATACTTTACTTTGTATTAAGTGTCAAGTAAATTAATAGTTTGAAAAACAGTTTCTAACTTAGATAAATTAATTTTACTTTGAAGTGTGTTGCGTAATCCGTGGTGTAACGGTTTAGGCCATTTTGTAAATGAACACCAAGCATAACCGTCGTGTTCAGAATTGAGTTGAGGAATAAATTCTTGTTGTACTACGCAGAGGTATGTATGAAAATAAAATTTACTGTCTGCACTTATAAAACTTTCTAACGGAAGAGTTTTTTTGATATCAGGCAAAAATCCAATTTCTTCTTCAATTTCTCTTTTTAATCCCTCCCAGGGTGTTTCTGCACCTTCATTAGTGCCTCCGACCAATCCCCACATATTGCTACGCTTGCCGTTAGCTCTATGTAAAAATAAAAAACGATTAGACTGGAGAGTGTAGAATAGTGCTCCACTACAAGTAATATGTTTGTTCATATATGTAATTAGCCGGCAAGCTCTATGCGCCAAGACCCAACTGGATAATCACCGTCTACAGACTTAAACCACTCGCCATTTTTAAATCTATATTGTACGCTTGTATTTAGATTTGTTGTATAAGTTGTAGCAGACACAGAACTTGAATCAAATACAATGTTCCATTTTGCACCATCCCATTCTATAATATCATTTGCTTTTGCTATTAATCCTGTGCCGTCTGTATTTTGCCACGCTACCGGAATATTAATGGCATTAGGATCTCCTAAATCTTCTAATAACAATAATCTTAAACCGGATATTTTTATAGAGGCAGGGTTAAAACTTACAGGATTAATTATGTAATCAATAGTAGTTCTACCATCTATCACTGTATCTGTTGGAAAACTATCAGCATCCCAATTAATTAAAATTTTGCCCTCGTCAAATGGACTTAGTGTAAATGTACCTGTAACTGTTGCATCGTTATCTAGATTGGTTAAAAATATACGACTTACATCGGCTGCATATGTACCTGGAAGTGCTTCAAATATTTCTCTCCAGTTTCTATTTCCTACTATACCATTAGAATAAAGTTGCGCTGTGTCAGTATCTAAGTAAACACCATACTTGTTATAATTTACATTAGCAGTATTATCTGCAATACTAGTTTGCGCAAGATTTCCAAACTCGTTTGAAGTTATACCAGATGTTGGATAATCATCGAACTGATTTAATTGTGGAGCAGTAACTCCATCTTCAATAGTTCCCCTATCTTCGTCAAACATACTAGTAATGATATTAGTAATAACACCCATTTTACGTACTTTAGTAGGCGGACTAATATAAATTGGAACACTAAATGTTAATGTAGCAATGTCTATTTCTGAATCAACTCCAACTGGTACACTTCGATTTGACCATTGCACATTTTCTAAATTAACAACAGTAATACTTGTCCAATCAATAAAATTGTCAGTAGTTTGCATTTCTAAACTAGGGTTAAACAATACTAAAATTTGTTCTAGTAATTGTAATTTTTGATCAGTGTTTGTTGTCCATATGTCTGCATTGACTCTCATCATATACGGTGTAGGAATTAAACGCTCTACAGTATAATTTTTACCTTGATAGTTAAGATATTCTTGATTAGTTTCGTCATAAGCACGTTCTCTAATATTTGTTTTACGAGTATAAGTTGCATCAGTAAGTCTATCTTTGTCTAACTCTAAGCCAGTTAAGTAAACAGCAATTCTTGGTGCGCTAGGTAATTTATTTTCTGAATTTTCTCTTATTATATTTGCAACTTGTCTTGTAAGATCTCCATATGTAACTGGTACATCTTTTATATTTCCGTCACCTTCTTTGATAGGAAAGTTACTCAAAATACGCATCATTTGAGTAAGATATCTTCTAACTTGTCCGTCATAAAAGTGTTGCATTAGTTATTATCCGCTGTTGGTTTTTTTGGTCTGAGTGCTTTAGATAAACTTTGTCTTTCTTCAACTTGTTCGCCACTTATATTACTTGTGTTAGTGTTGTTGATAAACGATGTTTTATAAGTTTGTCTTTCAAGAGTGTTACTTAAGGTCATTCTAATATCGTCTGTAACTTTCACCCATCTTGCTCCGTCATATCTAAACATTCTATTTGGTAAAAAATCTGTCCTTAAAAAATAATCTCCTTCATTATTATCTCTAGGAAACTGTATACCAAAACCAAATGGCGCACCGTTTGGCGCAACATCTCCAGTACCTACTAAGTATCCCGAATATCCTTCGCGTTCAGGTCTATTAGTAATTTCGTCGGCACTAACTGTAAATCCGCTTGCATCTAAGTCTTCGTTATCTGCTGTTCGTAAATCAATACTACCGTCGTCATTTGTAGCAACAGTATAATAATGATTAATATCATACCCTGATTTAGGAGCATCAGCTTCTGCTTGTGCAACAACAGCATTGTTTATTTGCATTTCTTTTTCGTAAGTAGAAAGTATATCACGTAATGTGTTATCGCTACCTTCTTCAGCAGGAAGATCTAGTATTTCTTTAAATTCTGTACTGTCTACGATTTGTTTTAATTTTATTCTATATAAATGCGGATACCAAGTTTGGCTAAACCCTTCTGCTGCACGATTCACATCTTCTACAACATAAAATCTTTTGAGTGCAATACTATAATCATTTAGTGCATATTCGTCTTTTAAGTGAGGTAATTCTATTACATCCCCACTCATAATTTTTCTACCAAGTGTTTTAACTGAACTGTTAATATGTATAGTCATAAACAGTGTATCATTACTTAAAAATAACCCAAATTGACTTAGATCAAAGTCAATATCTTGTACATTATAAATGCCACGCATTGAGTATACATCAGGATCATATTTTCTATCTCTATTTTCTAAGAATAACAAATCTTGAATGTTAGTTTCTTTTACTACATCATATTGCGGCTGATCAGCTGTAGCTTCACCGTCGGCAGGATTGTTAGGTCCTATATATTTGTGTACATTAATGTCAGTACCGCCAATGGTAAACATTTCATAAACTTGTTTGTCTATAAAGTGATAATCATTTCCGCGCTCTGGTTTATATAAAGATAGTCTTGGCATATACATATTTATCGTAACGATAAATACTATGTGGAGAAACTTATATGGCAGATTTAGCAACACAAAAACAAGAAGTATACGACTATGTAAACACATTTCTCGGCGGTGGAATGGTTGATGTAGAACTTGACCCAATACATTATGAAACAGCTCTAACAAAAGCATTGACTAAATTTAGACAACGTAGTGATAATAGTGTTGAAGAATCATATATGTTTTTAACAACTGTAGTAGATCAAAATGAGTATACATTGCCAAATGAAGTTATAGAAGTTCGTAAATTATTCCGTAGAAGTATAGGTTCTAGAACTGGTGGCGGCGATGGCGGCAGTTTGTTTGAGCCATTTAATTTAGCATACACAAATACATACTTGCTATCTAGCTCTAAAATGGGCGGACTAGCAACATATGATTTGTTTGCACAACACCAAGAACTTGTAGGACGTATGTTTGGATCATTTATCGAGTTTAAGTGGAGTAATACAAGTAAAAAACTTACATTACTACAACGCCCTAGAGCAGAAGAAGAACTATTACTTTATTGTTACAACTATCGTCCAGATTCGGAACTATTAAGTGATTACTTAGCAGTGCAATGGATTAAAGATTATACACTTGCAAGTTGTAAATATATGTTAGGCGAAGCACGTTCAAAGTTTGCTACTATTGCTGGACCACAAGGTGGTTCAACACTTAACGGTGATGCACTAAAAGCTGAAGCACAAGCAGAATTAGAAAAGCTAGAAGCTGATGTATCACTTGCAGTTAGTGGCGGTACTGGATACGGTTTTCTTATTGGTTGACAATTTGCATTAAAGACTATACACTATAAATTAATATAGAGGTATATCTTTTATGAAATTATTAGTTATCGGACACGGTCGCCACGGTAAAGATACTGTGTGCGAAATTTTACAACAAAATTATAATCTAAGTTTTGAATCAAGCAGTCGATTCTGTTCAAAACTTTTTATCTATGATATGCTAAAGGACAAGTATGGATATACTGATGAAGAAGAGTGCTATGCTGACAGGCATAATCACAGAGCAGAATGGTATGATGCTATCTGTGATTTTAATAAAGGCGATGGAGCTCGCTTAGGTCGAGAAATATTTAAAGAACACGATATCTATTGCGGATTACGTAATAAGCGTGAATTCTATGCTATGAAAAATACAAATGTATTTGATTATGCTATTTGGGTCGATCGTTCAGATCATCTTCCTCCTGAAGCAAAAGACTCAATGAGTTTAGAACAATGGATGGCAGATTTCACTATTGATAACAACAGCAACCTTGAC